GCTGCTTGGTACACCCCCTCATTGTAGATACGGAATACCTCTCTATCCGTCTCATTCACTTCCCCCCGCTCATCCCCTTCTGCTTCAGAAGCCAGGCGAACCTTATCGATAGAACTGTTCGAGAGAATCCCCGCCTGCTTATACCCTGAAGGCGACTTCTCCCCAGCGAGGATGGACATACCTACCTGAGAATGTAAAGGCACCCCCTGCTTGCTCCATGCCTCCTGCTGCACCTTCCAAGCATCTGTCTCGGTGACTCCTAGCATGTGTAGCCTGTTAGTATCACCGGAGGTTACTGCCTCCATTATTGAGGCATTCTGTGATTGCTTGCTGCTCATGTTTAGGTAGTCCTCAAGCATCCCTACAGCTTGGCCTTGACTAACAGCTTGATTAATAGTCATCCTGCCAAGGAAGTTTTGTAACTCTTCGTAAGTTCCTCCGTAGGTGCCAAGACTTAATTGATTCTTAAGGTTAGCTACTTCGGCCTGATAGCCTACATTACGAGCCACTTTGTTACGGTCATAGGAACCACGGTATGCTTTGCTGAGCTTGATCTGGGATTCCTGCGGAAGGTTAGCCAGCACATTATACTGAGTACCGTTAGAGTTGGGAACTGTGTTATCCCGGAGAAACTCATACAATGCCGGATTATCATTCTCAAGAGAGTACTGAATAGCTTCCTCTGTTAAGGTATTCTTTATATTGGTTGGTAGTGACTCATCCATATTGATACTACCAATCAAAGAACCCGCTGTGCTCTCTACAGTAGCAGCGTACGCATCCTCAGATAAATTTCCATTGAGATAAGCAGACCGCGCTGCTACCATCCCCTGAAGTGATACAGAGTTCTGTGTAGCTATAGCAGACCGTTTCTGCTCAAGTATATACGCCTGGTGTGCAGATTGCCATGTTTTGATATGTGCTCTATCCCGTAGGTACATCTGCCCCATGATAGAGGCTTTAGCCTCCATAGTCATAGATGATAGCAGAGGAGTCATCTCCGCCCGTCTACTAGATAGGTAAGATTTAACCTCATCTGCTGGTTTCTTGGTTAGCTCCGGTAGAGCCTCCCTGAACTTAACATCCATATCTGCCAAAGCCAGTTTACCCTTAGCATCTCTGAACCCAGCTACTTCCCAGTCCTTGGTTAGTGGGTCGCCTTGAATCTCCCCCTCACTCTCATCCATTAAGGCTCTGGATTGGCCCTCCAGATAGCGTCGCTCTATCTCTGTGTTGAAAGTGTTGATTGCATGTCTACCTACCTGCTCAGATAGTTGATTGAGGAGCCTCCCTCGCCAGCCTGCATCACCTGCCATAACTGGAGCGCCTGCTCCCCTTGATCCTGCTGTAACCTGCCCGCCCTGAACTTGGCGGGTATCCCTAATACCGAAGTCAACAGGGCGGTACGATCTCATAACAATCTCCTAGAATCCTAATATACTCATGATTGAAGAACCCTTCTTGACACCTTCCTGCAATCCTAGTTTCATCTTCTGACTAGCGTAGTTACCAGCGAAGGACATAGCCGTACCAGTTATAGAGCCAAGTAGGTTGTCCATAGTACTCGGGCCCATGTACTTGTACTCCTTTTGTTCAGGTTTACTTAACTCTGTATTCATAACCATAGCATCCAAGCTTCTGTTATAATCCTGTAGAGAAGCGTCGTAGTTCTCCTGTAGCTGGGTCAACGCTTCATTACTACGCTGCGTTATATCGCTGGATACTGCATCTACTGAAGCCCCCATGGTTCCGGAATAAGCGGACATCAGGGAAGCATCCCCTAAGGCGCTTACTCCCCCTGCTCTAACACTACTCATCTGTTGAGCTGTCTGCTTCTTCTGTAAGGCTAATTGGACTTGTCCAAGGGCTGTAGCGTAAGCATTACGGATAGAAGCCTGTAGCCTATCCCTTACTATCTCTTTGCTATCTGCTATTTGCTGAGTGCGCAACTGAGCCTCAGCCTGTGCCTTCGCAGATTGCCCGCCTAAGAAGGACAATCCAGCCTGTACCGCCAGCATCCCTAACATAGCCGCCATTATCTCCTCCTTATAGGGTGGTGTGCTCTTGTGATATATTCTATAGAGGTTATATTGATCTCCCCTGTCCTATCCGTCGACATCTCTACCACCGTGGTACGTGCATCTGTCCTGCATGGTACTACTGAACTGGCTTCATCTCCATAAAGTCCTCTACCTAACTCCAACTCCTTGCTGCTCATATAGAGGGTAGGTACTGTACCTTCATCCATCCCTGACCTATCGTCAGTAACGGAGATATCGAATTCCGAAGAACCTCTAGTACCGATTATAATGCGCTGTAGCGTGACTTTACCAGTGTAGATAGGATTACCATTGTAGTCCCTATCTATAGGCCCAGGAATCGCTATGGATGACATATAAGGCAATCCAAGCACGGCTGTACCATCCTGGAAGCTAGGTACAGTGGTTATTGTACTACCTGATACCTCAAATCCAATAGCTTCCCCTGCTAGATTACCTGTAGCCTGAATCAGCTCTAGCTTATCCCCGATATCGGGGTCAAAGGCTAGCATCCAGGCAGGAATAGTTCCTACCCCTGCTACTATATTGATGTTCCCATAGATATCAAGGAATGGTCTCCTGGTGCCATCCATAGCCACGTTACCCGCCCGCACATCAATAGCACCTATTACCAAGTAGTCATTCTGTGCAAAGCAAATACTCATCACGTCTTGGCTGAAGTAGAGTGCTGCTACTGGGTAGGGGAATGACCATGTGTGCCATGCCTGCTGCACCTTGTTATCTGCATCCCAATGGTATTCATGGATGATCGCTGATGAATCATCCCCAGTAGGAACGAAGGCCGCTATGTTCGCCACACTAGATGCGGCCGCATGGCTACACCTGCCGGGCATATATCTGGGTAGATGAGGCGTTGTGTCTGTTGAGGTATATTGACTATCTGTGTAGCTACTGGGTAACATCTCTAAGATACCGAAGAAGTTATCCGATCTAGGTTTAGCGTACAGAAGTGTTCTACCCATCGATATTGGGGAGCAAGTTGTATCCGATGAGAAACTCGAAGTAGGGACTACTACTGCTGTAGAGGGGGTTACTGCTGCATTCCCTGATGGGACAACGGATTGGTAACTGTTACTGAATACAACTAAATCCTTCTGGAATGGGATACACCATTCATAAGCTGCTGAGCTATTGGTACTACTCCCCACTTCAATAGGGTCAGAGCTAACTACTGATGTGACTGTGGTACGGAAGAAGCTACGCGGCTTATTACTGGCACTCATGGACACCATAGGCCCGGATAGGATAACCAATCTTCCCTGGTATGTACCCATACCAGATATCCCGTAAGTCATCCATTCATGCTTAGGGTTCGAATCATCATCTCCTGACGGCCTTCCGTTGAAAGCTGATGTGTTCAACGCCCATGCGGACCCGTTCCAGTATATACTTATTGGAGCGTTGGTTATACCGCTTGGGCCAGCATACGATCCTACTTCCACCCATTCAGTGGTTGGGGAACTATACCTATAGTACTGGTATGTTCCACCTACACCTACCCTTACGTTGTACCCGTCGGCAGCATCAGGTAATCTAGCTGGTAAATCACCTACAGTCCTGGCCGAGGACATTTTACTAACCTGCATATATTGGGTTCCTACTGAGGTATTGATCCTCAGTGATCCAGAGTAGTTCGCCACGTAGACATACGGCCCGCTGAAGGCAACACCTAAGGATGGGGCCGTGGTAGTTATACCGTTTTCTAACTGCTGGGCTATGTACTCAGGAGTGGATAATGCCGCATCTCCTGGAGAAGCCCCATTCGGGGTCGTATAGGTTACGGTGAAGGTAGTACCACCATACGTGATGGTAACATTGTACGCTCTACTGAAGGCACCTGATACCACATAAAAGTATCCAGTTTGATTCGGGTTCAAACCTACAGCAGCAGTAGATACACTCGGATTCTTCTCAGTATTACAGAGGAAGAACTCCTGCCCAACTGAGGCTCCCCTGATAGAACGTCTATCTGTCGCTTGTAAATAAGCTACAGGACCTAGGGTGGCTTCCTCTACAAGGGAGGTATTAAGTATCTTGATTGTCCCTGCTGTGGTATTAACCAGTACATGAATGGGACTACCCCCTACATCCGTAAACCATGCCTGTAGGTTGTCTTTGTTAATACCCGTCCACTGGAATTGCTTCTTGAACTGGACACCTAATCTACGCCTAACTCCTGTGACAGGATCGGATAGCATGTTATGCTGCGCCGTGGCCTGCCCTGATAACCTCTCAGAAGGAATCTGCTGGGATACACCTTGCAGGAAAGCTTTATAAGCTGAAGCATAAGCAGCCATATTAGCTCCTCATTTGTGAAGTTATTCTATTCCATGTCCCCATACCTTGAGTAGAGTACCGCATTTGTCTCAGGTGTTCGGTAAGCAATCCATTCCATGCCTCTGCTGCTAATCCTTTCCACTCTTGTACCTCATTAGTCATATCCAGGTCGGTCACGTAAACCTCTGATAGAGAAAAGTACAGTATTGCCCTAGCTGCTGTATCAGGAAGGAATTCAAACTCAACATCCTGAATAACTTTACCCTCTATAGGCTCATCAAACACATAGGACAAGGTAGCTGGGTTATACAATCTTCCTCCCCTGACTGCTGCCGACAATGGCACCGTAGGGATGAAAGATAAGAAATCTGATCCTAAGAATATTTCCCCGTCTAGGTTCGGGTGGGCTGTGTATTTAAACTCATTAAACCACCAGCCACGCTGTAATAATGATCTACGTTGCATCTCCATCACTGGAAGTATGATAGCCAGTGTGGGATGCTTCACCTCTAATGAGGTTACAGGACGCTCCCCTAATTTAGGGAGTATCGAATTCACTGCAAAGAGTAATTGCATAATACCTCCAGAAAGCTCTAGGAATCTATTTAAGGCACTAAATAGGAGAAAGGTATATAAGACTATACCCTTCTCCATTAAACCCCTAGAATCTAATCCTAGCCATTCTAAGGTTAGTCTGTTGCCAACACTGCTACTGCATCACCACGCAGCAAGCCAACAGTGTACATGGTATAGCTATCCAGCACGTTGGAAAAGTTCAGCTCGTCATCCCAGATACGGCTTACCATCGGTTGAGCCTCAACTGTTACTAACGCTTTCTTAGGATGGAAGATGACACAACGTGCTTTAGCCTCTGTTGCATCGAGATGGAAGTTAACTCCCAGCGGATGGTCGTTGATGACTGATGTAGGAAAGCGTGGAGTCTCAATAACACGAATACCGTTCATCCATGCAATACGACGCATAGCGAAGTTATTACCTACACCACCGGAGCTACCTTGCCAATCCACATTCATCAGTTTCTTGTGATCCAACAACACGTTGAAAGTGTCAGGATCAACCAGAGTAACGAACTCAGCCAGGCTACCTCCGAGGTCACGTTTGACAAAGGTTGCCAATGCCTCTTTGTGATTCTTGACCAGAAGCCCAGAAGCAGTCTCATTACCCGCTTCGGTATTGAGGGCTATAGCAGCAGCATAGCCAGTCATGGTCTTACGAATACCGTCGTTGAAAGCGCCAGAGGCTTTCAGAGAGGCAGGAGCAAGCCAAGTACCCGCCTTGATAAGTTGGATAATATGGCTTTGATCGAAAGTCTTAGCATGGGCGGAACCTTGCTCGGCGCTATACTGTGCCTTGAAATCAGGTGCAGTCCAGTCGTCCTGATAATCAACAGGGTTGCGAGTATAGCTGGTGTACTCCACGGTGACGAGTACTTTCTCATTCACGATACGGGTGCTATCCAGACTATCACCAGCCTTGCGACCTTTGACCACTGCACCACCAATACGGTCACCGCGCCATGTATTACTTTGTTGTCGAACTTGTTTAAACTGAGTCAGCCCGCTGGAACGGAACATACTTTCAACACGGAAGGAACCTTCGATCTGCCCTTCGTATGCCTCCAGATGGATATCCATGTCCGCATCGGTACCAGCCCAATGCGCACGACTCATTGTAGTATTATACGGTGTAGGCATTACTTACTCCTTAGATTGATTTGTTAAGTAAATCTTGAATCTTGCTATCCACTACAGCTTTGTAGGCCGCAGCCCAAGTCTTACATTCTGAGAACAGTATTACCCAGAAATTCCCTACCTTACCACCATCAAGCCTGGCAGTATCCACTATAACATTGGCGAAGAACACTGTAAGAACGAAAAGAATCAATGTAAACATATTACTCCTTAATTAAGATTTAAACGCTTGCCCACCACCCTGCGTTGAATTAGTTCCCTATACTTAGACTCATAATCATCTGCACTAGGGTCTAGTTTCATGATCTCCTGTTGGAAAGCGGTCTTACTCAAACCCTGATTAGCGTAGGGGGCTGAAGCGGGATTGAATTGATACCCTGGTTGGGGGATCATACCGCTGTTTTTCCCAAACTCAGCTACCATCTTGGCACCTGCTTTTACGAGATTACCCTTACCGCTATCCAACATGGTAGCAACAGTAGCCTTAAGTTCAGGAGTGGCGGATTTATTAAATACCGCTACTGATGCATCCCACACCGCTCTACCACCTACTTCCTGATAAACAGACTGCTCCATGGCCGCTGATTGAGCATTAATCGTATTGACAATGCCAGTAGCGAGATTAATTAAGTGAGGGGCATTCTGTCCAGCCTTCTCCGTTATATACCCTATATCAATAAGGTTAGGGTCTCCGTAGCTGATAGCGTTAGCCAAGGCCCTATCCAAATCCATACCCGGAGCACTGGATTTAAACATTGAAGCCATTGACTTAAGTACGGGATCATCGATGCTGTTAACGTCGAAGGAATTGAGACTCCCGCCGTAATCCACTAGCGGCCCATTATTAACTGCATAGGGGTTAGTGTTGGGAGTACCATTAGAATTGATGGGGGTAGGCTGGGCTTTAGGTATCCCCTGAGTAGCTTTAGCCACTGCATCAGCTACCATAGCTTGAACCTGCTCTTGAGTAAAGGTGCCAGTGGTGCCCATACCTCCTGGATTAGCTACCCACCCAGGAGATTGCCCCTGGAAGGAGGCCCCAGTGTGACTGGGAGGCGGAGTAACCTCAGAGGTAATAGGTGGAGCTGCATTAATACTATCTTCGGCCATTTTATCCTCCGGTTAAAGCAGTAGTGTTAGCCATAACCTCTGCCTGTTGTAATTGCATTTGTGCCTGTTGAGCCGCTGCCTGAGCCTCTGCATTGGCCTTTTGCTCTTCAGGAGTAAACATGATTGAATCTGGATCAACACTTCTACCAGCAAGGATAACATCTACTACCCTAGCCGGGTTGATTCTCTGATCCACCTGTAGTACTGGAGCTATACCTGCTATTTCTTGGGCGGCCAAGAGTAGGTTCTGGACATCCCCCGACCTACCGAGGGCAGGTATGCCTGCTGTAACATCAGGAAGTAGCTCTCCCGATAAGATACCCGGTAAGACATCTTCGGATACCTCCTTCATTAATAGGAACGCTAATGGGACTTGAGTTGACGCACTCAGCGAGCTATAGACACCTCCTAGTGTTAGTTCCGCTTCCTGAGCTAATTGAGATACCTCGAAGGCAGTTACCCTCTCCTGATTACGTACAGCACCTCCTCCAGTATACATGAACGCCACTGATAGACGCTGTACCAACTCATTGATTTGTACCCCGACGATCTGTAGCTTATTAGCCTGACCGGATTCGTACGCCTGGATGTTCCCAGGATCGCCTCTAACCCACTCTCCCGACTCTGCCTTAGCGATAGCATCCACATCAGCCCCTGACGATGGGCCTACCAGGTTAATTACCCGTAGAGTCTCCACAGCATATAAGGTGGATGATCTTGATAATTCAGAAAGCTTAGCGAAGCCTCCTGCGAAGTCTCCTACCAATCCCCTACCATAACTCTCACCTGGTATCAATGTCCAAGTAGGGAAGATGTAGGGGCAGAGTTCAATAGGATACCTTCCCTCTTTCCCTACCGGTATATCACCTACTTCTACAGTAGTTACCATGGTAGGGTTATCCTTAACGTACTCCCTACGAATCCTTGTGTAAACCTCAATAACTGAATTAGGATCGTTGAATCTCCCCTGATCCTTCTTCCTAACTTCATTGAGTATTGACTCAGGTAAAGAGCTAACTAGTGTGTATTCCCTAATGACACAATCCACTACCTCACCTCTACCGTCCCTTTTGATAGAGTAGGACTGTAGACCGTAGACAGTAATCGTCTTTTTCTTACTGTCCCGGTACACCACAGCATTACCAGTCACTATAAGATGTTTTAGCATCAGTATCAGTGCTGAGTAACCCGCATTCATGAAGAGGTTCTTGTTAGCCTCCATCTCCAGCTTACTAAATATCTTCCGTGTGTCTTCACCTTCACTCTGCTCCTGCATCATAGAAAGAAGCTCTCCTGATGCATCCGCACGGAAGAAAGGGTATTGCGTTGGGAATAACACTTGAGCCAGCTTAGAGGCTAGGTTATTGGTAAGCAACGCTCCTACCTCTTGAAAATCGGTCTGAAGTACAGTTCTTGTACCGTAGGCTGTCTGTTGTAAATCTGCCATCAGAGAAGGTAGCGTCCACTGTGCATACTGAACTGATCTATCCAGTATGTAGGTATCTCTGTTCTTTTCGAACACTCCTTTGTTACTGAGCATTGAACCTCCTAGAGGTTAATCCCCAGGTTCGAGGACAACCCTGGTTTACGTTTATTGGGCCTACTGGCTTCGCCTATGGTACTATCCTCTCCCTCACCAGCATTCCGGTACATTACTGAATCTTTCGTTTGAACTGGGGAGGTATCAAGATCCACCCTTAGCTGCCCGCGTGATTCCGAGGGTTGAGGTGCAGGGGAAGGTATCAACCCACGTTCCATATGGGCCTGGTTCCTCTGGGCGTCCATGTAAGCCTTATGAGCGATCGCAATGTTCTTCTCAAGTGATTCATTCTGGACTTCTGCTAAAAGTGCTTTCCCTTGAGGCGAATTCTTCAAATTATCAGGAAGGCGGTCGTAACCCTGCTGTTTCAAGCTTGTACCCATCCCGGACGTTAACCTATTTAATTCTTTACCTAAACCTAACCCCAAGTAATCCCCTACTTTCGGGGTAGGTGGACTTTGTACCGATCTTTTAGGCTGGAAAAAACCTTGATACATGTTAGGCTTGTTCTTACTTGTGTAAGCTGTAGCAGCTTTAACCAACGCTGCCCATGAGTCCTGCATGCTTAGAGCCATGTGTCGCCCCCTATACCCAACTGAGTGGATAATCCACCTACCTTATTACGTTTTCTTTGTGGGGTGAAATCATCATCCATCCCTGTAGCATTAGCTTCCCCACCGGGAGCGATCTGGGCGATATTGTCTGTGCTAAGATCAGCACGGAAGTTTTCCTGCAATGCCTGTGCCGCCTCCTGAGCCTTTCGGTTAGCCTCTGCTGCTGCTCTTTCTGCTGCGGCTGCCTCCTCTTTTGATGGGCCACCTCCACCACCACCTATAACAGCTTTAAAAATCTTTTTCATTCCACACTCCTGTAAACAGTCTTGTATTCAAAATCCCTGACCCGATGAGACCAAGCAAGTATACCTATTCCCTGAGCCTTGCATTCCTTTCTAGCCCGTCTCATTATCTCGAATGCAACTCCCGAATCCCTGTACCGTGGGAGTACATATTGAGTTACCACACTCACACATTTACCTACGTGGAAATCAATCTCAGTTGTGAGTACCGCCCCTCCAATGGGACTCCCGTGCATGTACCCATAAATTTCTATCCGGTTCAGGGATTGGAGGTACTCAATAACGTTAGATACGTATATCTCTTTAGGTTGGGTCTGTAACTCTACAAACTCCTCCCAAGCGTTACCATAGAATTGAGTGTGGACTAGAGCCCCTCCCTCACTCCTCCGGTATTCCCTGAATCGCTTGAATCCCATGGGTTTTCCTTTTGATCTCTTCAATTACTGATTGCTGACCGTTGTAGTACAGCATGGTTTCGTGGTTAGTACTAGGACCCCATATCTGGTTAGGGAACATCTTCCTTAACCATCGGAACTGATCAGCGCTGAATTTAACTTCGTCCATTTGGCTACCTCCTCTAAGAATGTACCCTCAAATTAATCTGAGAGAGGAGCTGCACCTTCATCCACCACTAATCTATCAGTACCAATTGCTTTAAGCATCCTCTTACGAAGGGCAACCATTCTATCCCCTTCCGTACCTCTCCAAATGTAAACTGGATCTACCAGATATATCTGATTAGTAAGCCTTTCAATCATACCTAATTTAACAAGCTTAGTTATAGATTTTTTAACTGTATCTGGTTGTATACTTAACCTACCGGCTACTTGGCTGACTATTAACAGTACATGGTTTTTATCATCACAGTACTTAAGGGCTTCTCCTAATACCACTACATCGCTGCTCGCTAATTTGAAACTTACTATATCCTGTAGTAACAAGTGAGGAGAAGAATACGTAACAGAGTGTACTTTCTGATTCTTTGGTTTACGATTATAATCTACAAATACCCCATGAAATACACTGTCCCAGAACTTTTCAAACTTCATTTTGTAATCATCCTGCTTGGCCTTACTCATCATAATTTTAACCTTAAAATTGATGGAGGGGTATCAACCGTACCCCTCGTATTTTCTGTAATGACGCTATATGGTCGTTTCAAAAATGCCCTATTATATATAAAGGCTCAGATTTGGGATCATTTATTTTGATCACGGGATTAACCCTACTACTAGTATAATTGTATGGCTACCTCTCCTAAGTATGCAACTTCAAATCCACCTACCTTTAACAGAACATAAACTCTGAGTCTCTACAACCATCTATATTGAGACTCCCCCTAATTAAAGGGCATTCCATACCAGTCACCTCTATACCCCACGAGGATAACCAGTTAGTTCCCTTGTATATCCTAATGAACTCATCCCGTATTATCCGGTGCATACTATCCACACATGAGGGATGAGTACCAAATGAATCGTGAATCCCTACCATAGGTAACTTCTCTCTTTCCATCTGGTTAGCTGTCATAACTAGGTGGCTCGCATCCATAGAGTGAATGAAGTTAGGAGCTATAGAAGAGGCCATAGAGCGTTTATTCTGCTCATCTGTATCCTCCCTAAATATAACAGCAGTTACCCCCGCTGCATTCAGTTTAACACGTTTCTGGTTATACAACCGATAATCGTGGTGTACTACAAATCCGGAAGGTGAAGTCCATCTAGCTCTTCCAGATCGATTCTCAATCATACGCTCACTTAACCACTCCATAGCGTAGTGGGCAGCGGGTACAGCCCCCTTGATCCCTAAGAAGAGCTTTTCTGCTATGTAGAACGTTAGTTTAGGTACATGGAGGTGTATGGGCCATTCCCCACCCGTTGCCGGGAATACATCATTCTCGTAAGCATCCCACACATAGTTGGAGGCACTATGCAAGGTGGCACTATACACCTTTACCATAACGGGCCTCTTAGCTACGGCTCTGGGAATCCCTGTCTTTATTACCCACCCTGCCATGTCCTTAATCTCTGGATCATCGCTCAGCAAATCTTGCTCAACTAACTGAATGGCTACTGAGGCTACCTTAGCATAAATGTCCTGCTTACTATCAGTCCCCATATCGATAAGGTTGGTATACTGTCCTCCTACTGGATCGAGGAGTAATGCAGAGTAGTGAGCCAGGCCGCTACAGGTAGCGTCCATATGAACTACACAACCAGTCTCGTATTTCTCCGGATTCCCTGACCGGTATGCTTCCCTCAATTCCCAGCACAAGGAGAACATACACCACGGGCTGCTCCCCCATACTTCCGGATGATCCCATGGGGTATCAAGGCTGTGCTCTATCTTACCCCAATTCTCATCTGTCCATTTAGCCCTCTGGTCGAATCGCACTTTATCATACCCATAGGCATTAGCTATGCCTACCTTCAACCAATACACTCCCCGGTACCCTAGCGGACGCTTTTCAGCAAAGTGAATCACCGCCTTAGCCATGTCCGATCCTTGCGGATTAATCATCCCGCGGTAGTAAACCCTACCTCTGGAATCTAGGTACGTAGGAAACCATATCTTAGAATGCCCCTGCAAGGCACTAGAATTGAGATTACGCAACAATTGCCCCACCTCTAGTACCTTAGCCTTCCATTCTGCCTCCTGCCTGTAGAATCGCTTTTTAGCAGCTTTCCACAGTTCAAAGGTTTTAATGATTTCCTTCGGTGCTTGTTTTATATCGAATCCATCTTCAAATGGGAATGGTGGAGGTAATGGAGGACGTTTCTTCGGAACCCCCATAACTCCCCCTCCCTCTGAGAACAGTCTCAATATCCCTTCTTTGGTCGGAGTGTGGATAGTGAATGGGGTTGACTGTAGGTAGTTAACTGCGTTGAAAACCTTAGGCATTCTCTCGAATACAACCGCTTCTCTAGCCTCCTTCTCTGTCCCCTGCGGTAAACTATCAGAGGATAATAGTGGACGCCTGGTTTTACGGTGGTATGTCAGGTACCCTCCATCCGTGTTGCAAGTCCAACTATCCGGTGGGTATAGCATAACTCCGGAATCAGGGTTTACTATCTTCGAAATATCCTCATCATTGTACCCGGATAAGAACTCGTATACTTCCGGAACTAACTGGTACATCACCTTGTACCCTTTCTTAGCCTTCATACGGTGCATATCTATTAACCCAGCTTTCCAGCAAGCATCTATACCAAACTTCCCTATCTGAGCATGTGCTATCCTGGACATAGAGTAATTCAATTCTCCATCAAATACCCGCGAAATGGTATTCTTGAACATCTTCCGTATTCTATGGGGGTCTCTAACTAGCTGGTCTTTGATGTGCTTGTAAACCAGTTTCATAGAGATAGGAGATACACTCGACGCCATACGAATACGTGCTTCTAATACATATTCTTTCCCCACTTCCCGACACAAATGCTGCGCACTATGGAAAGATAAGTGCTTCCTGTTGCTCAGCAAACGGATACATTGTTGAATTGCTATTACAGAGGCTACAGCCACTGGTAACTGCCTTACCCACTCCCTGTATTTAGCCCCGGTGCCATGTGTTCTCACATCGAGTGCCTCCGCCAGGTATGTTTCCACATCCGGTAAGATAGTCCCAAGCATAGCCCTGGCTCGGGGTAGGTTAGTCTTACCTTTCTCTGAATCACTCTTCAGTCTTTGTAATGCTTCTGCCTTAGCTTCAAGGTCAGTGCTTCTTTCCCATTCTATCTGTTCATTTCTATTCATATTGCAAAACTCACTAGGATTAAGATTACGAGGATTTGATATACCATTAGTACCTTTATATACCTAGAAGCATTAAAACCCCTAGAATCGAATCCTAGGGGCTTGGAGGGCTATTAGAGTTTAACTCCATAGTCTCTTAGAATGCTTTGCTTCACAGCTTTAACTTCCAGAGGGATATCCTCGTTCATTTCAGTGAGGATAGTTTTAGCTGCTGAGTAGTTACCTGTCTCCATACAGATAGTAACCTTGTCCAGTAACCGTTCAAAATCGTTTTGCTTGGGTTTCTGGAACTCCATTACACCCCCTCCCGTTTCTGTCTCAGTACGTCTAGGATCTCATGCATAGAATGTTGTGTCTGTTCCGCACAAGTAAGGCATAGTTGAAGATCCGCAATTAGATCAGCCAGAACATGATCAGGCACTTGGCCGAACTCCCCTGACTTAACATATTCCAGACATGTTACAGCACTCTCTGTTAACTCGATGAACTCACGTGTATTAAACTTCATTATCATTCTCCCTCTTTGCTAACTCATTGCTGATACTGTCACAATAAGTACTTACCAGAGTGGTAATTCTTTTTATAGTTTTTAAGCATGACTCAATGTGATTAAGTTCCATCTCTAACATTTCTTTACTAACATCCATGTACCGCTCGGATACAGGACGGTTGTATAGTTTTTCTAAATCCCTCTCCAGATCACGCTCCAGTTTTTCAAATGCCTCTCTCATTTCTCCTCCTCAACATTATCAAACAGATTTTGTAAAGCCATTAATGCGCTGGTGGCAACATGGGCTAAGTGTAGCATTTTTGATTCGTGGTCTAAACCTTTACGGTCTTTTCCGGTTGAGTAGTAGTGCCGGAGCATGGCCGCAAGGTATCGATCTGGGTTAATACCACGAAACGACCCTCTTTTATAAGGGATACTCTTCTTCGTAATTGCCCATTGCATAACGCCCACGACCTGCCGTAACGCTTCGTCGAGGTCGTCGAGTAGTGTGAAGTCGAGTTTCCCTTGGTCATCCTTCCTTGGGAGTACGTCTTTATTCATTGTAATCTCCATGATGTGATATTAAAAGGCCGGAATGGATCGGTGATGTTCCGGCGGAAGAATGCTTGTTTAACCCCCCGCTGATTGAGTGCCTTGGCGAGTGACATAACATCACGGATACCAAAGCGTTTAACACTTAACAAACCTATGATATACACATCTTCCCCTTTGAAGAGAAGTGTTGCTACTGCTTGAAGTGGTGGGGTTACATCATTGTATGGGTGCCACCTAGCTACAGCTACGGATGTGTCACCATCCACATGTAGAGTTTCTATCGATACTGTCATGGTAAATCTCCTATCCAATGCCCCTCACTATCCAGCACCATTGGTACCAGAATAGGGTGGGAGTTAATAATAAGGCTGCAACCGAGTACAGGACGTTTCACATTAACCCGGGCATAGGCGAATGCATAACTCTTGAAATCTATTAAGCAGCCACTCTGTAATCCCCACATAAGGCCATGCGGATTACCCCAATAGTTTATCGAAAATGATTCATGGTAGTGCCCTTGTACTGCTGACATGCCCATCTGCTGGGATAGCTTGAGTACACTAGAGGATTTACCGTGATGGTAATATACAGGCGTTCCGTCAGGTAGTTCTAAGGTTAGATCGTAGAACCATTTCCATCCGGGACCAACTTGAAGCACATCGTTGTATTCCCGGATGTAAGCCCTTGGTATACCATGTGTCTTAGCTTTTCTCCATGTCAATGAACCGTGGTTACTCTCCAGTATATCCATACGTGGAAACATTGTGTAAAGCTGAGCCACACATTCACGTAGTTCTCCTAACTCATCCCCGGCACTCCTCAGGTCTGGATCATGCTCGTGATAACTCATAGCGTGCATATCCTCCATATCCCCCAAGCATACCACCCGTGTAGGTTTGTACTCCTCCTTTACAGCCCGTAGGAAATCAAACGAGTCCGGGTGGTGGTAAGGGAAATGTAGATCGGGTATGTTGAGTATAACTGAGTTACCCTCCGGACTAATAGAATACCGGAACAGGTACGCAGGTCCTAGAGTACTTCTCAGGTAGTTATATACTGTAGTATTAGGTTCCCCAACCTTATCTGAGATAGTGCTCCAGATCATTCCGGCATAGGCTAAATCAAGCGCTTTCTCTTTCCAATCGCTCATGTATTCTCCTTCTTCAATATCTGCTTTGCTCTGGCTGAAGCTCTGTTATTACGACGCTTCAGAAGATCAGCCTGCTTCTTCTCTTCAGGGGTTAGGTGGTAAGGGTAAATAAGTCCACATCCTGGCTGAGCATAATATTCCAACATGTTCTTAAGCCAGTTAATTATATCCTCATAAGTACCGCCTTTACTCCCCCAGCAGCGTACAGCATGATCTACTTTACCTAGTGCTGAGTTACAAGAGCGGTGTAATACCCCCCTTATCTCTCCGGTAGTGTGATTATGGTCAGTTACTCCTTCTCCCTTCACTGTTATATCAATAGGTTTCTTACATACCGCGCATAGCCCTCCTTGATTTACCTTTAATTGTCGAAGCATCCACGACCGCATCATGCTACGAGGTAGTTTATTCATATTCTACTTTAACCATTTCACTTCCTTCAAAAGTACGTCAATCCGTTTCTTCATGTCTATGGACATAGGTAGCTCCAATAGGTAATCGATAGCCGTCTTATCTGGCGCTTGTAGTAGATACAGCATCCATAGCTCAGGTATTGGGTTCTGATCAATAGCTGCATACAGGTACATAACCTTGTGTATCATCTCTTCTCGATCTGTTATACCTCGCATCTCCGCTACTGCACTGGTATCACCAATATTTTTACCGTTAGCTTTCCTAAGACCTCTAACGTTGTCTACTTTATCCCCAGCAAGCATCTGAGTCCAGAGGAATAGTTCCCCATGTCCCGTTAACTTACCAGCCCCATTACTCTTCTCCGTGTATCTGAGGTCAACCCATCCTATACCATCTAGAGCAGGGAATAGTTTACCTGTCTTTATCTCATAGTAAGGGTAGGGTGTTTGCCTCAAATCCTTATCCACGCTATACATGATACCATTATCCTTGAGCCTATAAGCATCAATCATAAGGGCGTCATCCGCTTCCATATCCTCCCATAAATAGCACTCAAACGTATCCAACCAGTTGCTCTCTTTGCTCATACTAACTCTAAGTGCTTCTAGTAGTGGAGGCTTAGCCTTACCAGCTCTGTTGCTCTGGTAAGGTAGATCAGCAATTATTAGCTTTCGTTTATTCTTATCACCGGAACTGGAGGTTAGATGAACGATAGCTCTTTGTGCTCCTGTTAAGAATATGGCCTTGAGTACTTCCTGCTGGAATCTTCGTATAGCTGTAGATAGTTTAGCCACGTTGGCTGTTACATTATACGCTAGGATATCCCCGTCAACCAGTACGGTAACCCCCGAAGAGGCTACCGCAAATTGATTATCTAGCTCTGTGGAGATACCTTTAAGCCGTGATAATCTATCCATAATCAGAGCGGGATGTCGTCCTCTAAATCGTCTGGTAAATCCGGTACTGTTGTTTCAGTTACCGATTTATGGACTTTCTTCTTATTACCTCCTTCGAGTAATTGATGCAACGGGGATCCTTCGAAGTCCGTTGCCTCAAGAATTTTTTCTTGTATAAAGTTCTTACTATCCCCGTTATCCCACTTACCCTCCACAAACAGAGAGTCCCAATCCTCTTTGGTAGGACGATCCCATAGGAACATCCTGTAGCAATCATCCGGTGCTTTAGGTATCGGGTGGGGTTTACGTGTTACTACATCGATAGGGGGGAGGAAACCCTCCAGATCGATACGGGCTGATTTACCTCCTCCACTTGCCTTATCAACATGCACAACATTCAGTAGGAAAGGTTCCCCTATCATCTGAGCGAAGTGCTTATGTACCCCCTTGAAGTTCATTTTCTTGAATAATTTGAAAGCCTTGCTTTTCTCGGTAAGGCTTAAATTGATATCAAAGGTACGGATGATTTTTGGAGATCCATCCTCGTAACTGTAACCTTCAGTATCATCACCACTTGGGAATAGAGCAAATCCAAGCTTGAACATAAGAGCAGGGGGACGTGGTTTACCTTGGTACTCACCGGCATGTTTCCCCAGCTCTATGTATTCTACTAGACGGGCGAAGGCGTATCCTTCAGGTATCAGGGTGGCTGCACCTGCTTGTGCTTCCGTGAAATCCTGTGCTGTTTCTTCTACGAATTGATCAGCGGCTTTTTTCAATCGATCTAATGACATAACTACTCCTATAGTAATACCCCTAGAAAGCTCTAGGATGCGATTTAAGAGGCTTTATAGCTTAAGCACTTCCTACCCTATTAGATGGTAATGAAACCTTCTATAATTAAATCCTAGTTGATTTCACATTTATCCCATAGGGTACTACCTATTTCTGGTACTGCTGGGAACTCCAAACCTACTGTGTACCCCAGCTTCTCCAGCACGGTACCTACTGACTCCATTACCTGCTGAACCTTCCTTGCTACGTCTTCGGCTACGTCCATAGTGCAATCGAGAACACATTCATCGTGGACTTGATTGACTAGGAACACTCTCCCATCCCACTCTTTATTACGGAGAACCATTCTCATCACCATACCTACAGCAATCTGCATGATGAGCGCCGCTGTTCCCTGGCTGGAATAATTACGTATCTCTGGTATTTTGTACTGCATGGTGGTTGATTTATGACCATCTCGCCATACTGTTTTAGGCCATTGCCTCCACTCAAACCTAGTACCACATGGCATGGTCTGGTACCCTCTACCGAATACTCGCCATACTCCAGATTCATCCTGCTCGCGATGGAGGGAGGTGGTTGATTCCACTTCCTTAATTACTCTTTCAAAGTACTCTTCAAGCTCGGGGAACAGCGCCTTCTCTGTCTCAATAAACTTCTCAGCGAATTCCTGGCTAACTCCCAGTTGGTATACCATACCTTGGGCAGTAGAGCCATAAGCGTAGCTGAATGAAAGAGGCTTGATGTCAGTGCGTAACCTCTTGTATTCCTTATGTTTAGGGTGATCGTGATTGTTAACCGCTTCCACTACCTCCTCATAAGGTATTCCATGTGTCTTACTAACCCTCAGCGAGTGCATATCAGTGCCTTCCATGAGCGCTTTGAGTAATGCACTATCCCGGCTGAGCATGGCCATTACTACAATCTCAATGGCGCTGAAGTCTACCGCCACCATTGCGCCTGCTCTACCATACTTCTCACAGATAGAAGGTAACTCTTCAGCGACGCCCCTCGGAATTATAGCGTTAGACACTGCCCAGTCTACCCATACCGGGTCATCAAACCTGGTAGAAAATAGTTGCTTAGTTCGACCGGGGAAGTCATCTCCTTTCTGCGGGAGGACTTGCAGGTTTGGTTTCGTGCTCGACATCCGTGTGGTCACTGTTGAGGTAGCGTTAAGGCCATGATGAACCGCATTATAATCCGTCATGTATTGCAGCATTCCACTGGTCCTACCCTTCTCTTCTGTTAGGTAGTAAGTCCCAAGTATCTTGTTATAGGTGAATAGTTCAGACATTGTTTTAAGGATATCTAAGGCTTCCTGAGGTACTCCAGGCTGTTTAGACAGATCGGATATCGCCTTATCTGATGTGCTATACACTGGGGTTCCATCAGATAAATACTGCTTACCGGTATACTCTTTCTCGAAGCCCTCTAAAAAAGCAGTAGGTAATTTACTAAGGTTTACAACTCCCTTGCATTGGTAGACTTTATCGGCCCACCGTGTTTTGATTTCGCCTGACTTGCCTCGAAATATCTTAGGCAATCCTTTGTTCTTCCCTGATTTGTACCGGATCAACTCCCCATGCTCTGCCTCAAGCTTAGCTAAGTCTCCTTCATAATTGTCAAGGTAGTGCTCCTCAATGAAAGTGCCGTCTGTGAACTGGTATCCATTACACCCGACATATACTGGATTTCCTTCCTCATCTAGTACCTCCTCTCGCACCCTGTAGGTTATAGGGCCACCGAATAACCACGCTGAAACATGGTATCTGGAAGTCACACTGAATCCAACCTCCTCAGGAATGCCCCTAGATCGCTCCAGGATCGCTTCTAATTCCTTTGCCTTATCTACCCCCTCAGAATGCATGCGAGTCGCTGTATCTTTGGCTATGTGCAATCCTGAGTCCATTGCGAAAACGTTGAACAACAAAGCATCCATTCTACGCAGTATACTCTGCCACATGTCCCGCTCTTTGATCTCATCCATCTGTCCATAAAAGACTTTCCGCAGGTTCGCGATGTCCCCCTCTGGGCCTATCAAGTACTTGGTGAAGAGTAACTCCCGTTCTATTTCACTTGTTAGTACGCCCTGTTCCCATAGGAGTTTAACCGCATCCACCTTATGGGTACCACCATACTTAGGTGCCACTTCATCAAGAGCGGGGTATGTATCCTGCTGGTTACTAAGGAGGTACTCCACCAGTTGAGTACAGTAGATTCTCCCACCTCTACGGATGAATTCTATGAACCTGGATCTGTGACGAGACAGAAGCCACCCAGCATCAAAAGATATATTATGCGCTACAATCATTTTTACTCTAGGGTTATCGAGGAAAGGTAGAGTTATCCCCCCGGCATCAGAGAAATACTCCCCCCCGACTGATCCTTCCTTGCCATAAGCCCATCCTGCCGCAACGATAAAGTTGTCAGGGTTATGTGGTGATGACTTATGCCCGTACTTCTCGTGACACTCTGTTTCAATATCGAAAAACACTATGGAATCATCCATTTACAACCTCCTTAAATACACCTCCATTATTGATACGCCTCATTATAGTATCTAGCCATAGCCTTACGCGCTGTGAAATAAATCCTACGCTGGGTGTTGAAGGTGCTTCCATCCCTATCAGCGATATCATGAAATGACTTATCATAGATCACATGTTCGACTAATGCTGTCCGCTGTTTACGTGTTAGTGTTTCCAATCCGGCGTTTAGTATTTCTCTTAACTCTGTCCTGAGTAAGTGCTTCTCAGGCGTGTCAGTAGTGTGGTGGATGGTGTCCAGGTATGAGTCCCCTTCACCATCCTCAGCCAAATCGGTGACCTGATCATAATTCTCTAGGTCAGGTAACAACCCCTGATCCCTTAATCGGTAATACTTCCCCTGGGGTACTCCTGTTATATCGTAGGCTATCCATCTAGCTATAGCCCAATTAATATTATTCTGTAGGAAGCTATTCAACTCACATCCTGATTTATCCCCTAGATAATTAGGAATACTCTCCCATAGGGCCAGCTTACCTACCTGCTTGGCCTCCTCTCTAGTATCTCCTGTAAGCGAACGGTAGCATCGGTTTATTACTCTCTCTACTACGTATTCAAATTGTTCGTAGATTCCTAATTGCACGTTATGATTCATTACTACTCCTTAATAAAATTATATCACTCCTCTCACCATACAAGTTAGAGGAGTGTATCCCTATATCGCTACCTTACCAGGTATAGATGGGTGAGAGGCATACCCCAATATCACTATATCCTTGTACTCAATCTGATCAATACTAGTGTGCTCCCCTAGTATTTTAACTTGGGGGGATTGGAGGAGTACCTTTCTACTTAACTGTTCCCTAGCCTGATTGATATGGTTCACATATAGATGAGCATCCCCTATTATTATCCTTAACTTAGAGGCTTCCAAGCCTGTTATCTTAGCTACCATATGCGTCAGTATAGAATATGAGGCTATGTTAAACGGAAGGCCAAGGAATACATCAGAACTCCTTTGGTACATCTGGCAGCTAAGCTTACCTTTCTGTACATAGAACTGAAACATGACATGACACGGAGGTAAAGCCATATTACTTAACTCATCCACATTCCAAGCAGATACTAACATCCTGCGTGAGTTAGGGTTTTCTTTGATTTCCTCAATTACCCACTTTAACTGATCTACCCCTGGATGATTAAGGGCACCTCCCCATTTTCTCCACTGTGCCCCATAGACGGGGCCTAGCCCCCCGGAATTATCTTGCCATTCCCTCCAGATAGTAACTCCATTATCCTCCAGGTATTTGGTATTCGTATCCCCACTGACCATCCAGAGTAACTCATGGATGATAGAGGGTAAATGTAGTTTTTTGGTAGTAGTCAGTGGTAGCTTACCGTTTTCCAGATCGAAATCAAGAGATGCCCCGAACATGGAGAGGTAGCCTATATCTGTCCTCCCCTCCCGGTACTCCCCCTCATTCAGAACCTTTTTAAGAAGCTTCAAATAATTCTTCATTGCTACCCCTCTTTAATAAAGATACCGTCTACCATTTTACCTTTACGATCCTTAATCTCATTCCATGCCAGATTAAGGCACTCCTCTATACTAGTTCCGGATTGTTTAGCAAGGATAATGAGCACTACCAATACATCCCCGATTGAATCCTTTACCAACGGTTCCTTACCTTTAGCGATGCCTGAGGCTAATTCCCCTATCTCTTCCATTAGCTTAGTCATCTGATCCTTTCTGGTAGAACCTTCCAAGATGTTACGGTCAGCGGCCCATTGAATTACCAACTCATCCAGTGTTTTGTGTAGACGCATCTTTAAGCAGAGAACAGGCTCCACATCTTCCAAATGAACATACTGGGAGTACCCATACTCATTTTCAAATGCTGGAATCCTGCTAGCTGCATCCCCTGTACACTTTACTATCTCACCAATATTGAAGGTATGAGATACAGAACCCACGGTACTCCCATTCCCAGTTACTTTGTATTTATTACCTAAAATAGCATTGCATTCCATTCTATTCTCCATCGTTAAAAGTACAATTATCGTTATTGAACCACACTTCAGCCTGCATCACACCCACTCCAGGCCGAATACGTTTTGACTTAACAACTCCTAACCCTCTTAGACCAGGCATGGATGATACATACCCCATATTAATCTGCAAGTCTAAGGCACCCTGTACCGCTCCTTTACTATCCTTGACTGAGGATAGTGAAGGGAATAGCATATCATCTCCCTCAATACTGATCTGGGCAGTACCTATTACCACAGTGTTGTATAGTACTGACCACTCCCGCATTGATTGCCATATGTGCTCTACTGCATCAACCGTATTGTGAAATTTACCAGATAGTTTAATGTTAGCAGGCATATCAATCAGCAGAATACCAGGCTCGTACTGCTTAACGAGTGATTCCACCTTACTTACATCCCAGCCATGGATATCCTTGAAGAGGAACTCACAACCATTAGTAGCTAGTTTGAACTCGCGGTCTAGTTCCACCTCATCGCCTATGTTCTGCAACTCAGGTATGGTAGCCTGCAACGCTGCTTGGTACATACGTCCTTTGATACGCGATACCGCTGATTCGTTGTTAAGGTACATGATGGGACGCTTGCACCCGTATACCTTCTCAACCTGCTGTGACCAGTCGGCCAGTATACGACAGAGTAGGCTAGTCTTACCTTGATTCACCCGAGCAGCCACCATAATTAAGTTGCCGGGAGTTACTGGGTATAGACTATCTCTAAGCATCCCACAGAATCTAAAAGTGAAGCCGCCTTCCTCGCTGAACTCATTAAGGATATCAGTGATAGGAGTACTGTCGAACTCCTCTTCCAGCCCCACGGAATTATGCTCATTTAGGGCGGCTGTTAATTCCTCCTTTACATCGATCTCCTCCCCAGCTTGATACTGAGAAGCTATCATACCAGCCTTACCAGCCAACCACATGGTTTCTATCAGTGATTCTAAATGCCCTGGGGATAGGTAATACGTCGGTTTGGCGTTTATTTCCTTCCAGAGTGCGAGCATTAGATTCATTTTATCTGGCATCTTATTTAGGCGTAGGTGAATAAATTCACGGAACGCATCATAGTCGATGTTATCACTATCTGGGAATGCCTTGAAGAAGGCGCCATACCACTTAAGCACCCCCACGGTATCTCCGCTTATCAAGTCCTCGGGTATCTTATCTATCAGGCGGTAGTAGGTGCCCTGCAATCTCATAGATACTAGCAACATGTTATCTATCATAGAAAAGCTCCTGTATCTCCTGCATATGTAAGTCTTTAGGGTCTCTTCCTGAGGACAGTATAATTGCCCTTTGGTGGCTGACCCAAGGTGCCATTTCTCGCATACCTTTCACGATTCCTCTCGCCCCAGCACCGTCACCGTCAAGCATCCAGCAGATTTCCTCAATACCCGCCAAGTGAGTACGGTAGAGTGGTTTAAAACTGGTTCCAAGTAGACCTATTACCGTAACCCCAGGTAAGGCATTATGCACCTTGTACATCGATACCATATCTTCAACCGCTACAATGGACGAGCCGCTACCTACCATGGCTATACCATCAGTATAAGTTACCCACTTAGGCTCACTGCTCTGCCCTCCAAGGAAAGGAATCAATCTACCCATTTGAACGTCACCGCACTCAAAGATTATACGATTCCGATGCACTCCGGTTATTCCCGCTTGTCTGGGAGTCATACCGTACTTTAGTATATACCCCCAGACTGCCTCGTTTAACTCAGGAATAAGCCCAGCTAACGGTATAGGGTTAACTCGCACTCCACGTTTGTAATCCGGGTTCTCCGCCTTTTTAGCGATGTAAAGTTGCTTTGCTTTGAAGCCTTCCCAGCCGCAGCTATAGCACTTAGCGCTATACCCACTAGGGTTGTTGTATGCCACGGCATTCCGGCCAGAGTTTCCACAGTGACCGAAACGGATTGGCCGCCCCCCGGAATTAGCCTGCTTAGCATAGTCAAGCCAATTAACCATATCCATAATCTCCAGTAAATGATAATCATTCTCATTCTAAGTACGTGTGTCTCCTTAGGTTATACTCAACCTACCACTACTCTTTTTTAAATGCTCTTGGCTCTGATCATCGCTGCTACCAAGATTTAGTAACTACATCTCTTACCGCATACCAGTTACGGTTGCGGGTGATGCCGCAATGATTATTTGCAATATCGGCTTCCAAGTTCTCCACCAATTTAGCGCTTTCTTTCCATCCATTACAAGGATACGGTCATCGTCAAAACTCCACCAGTCTTCAAGCGTATGCCGCTGACAGCCAATTTGCATTACTTCAGCAGTGTAAGTGACGGGGTAGGCTCCACAAAATATGGACTTCAAGTGGGTCGAGTCTCCAGTTGTGTTGACCAGATCAGCGTATTTTAGATTAGCATAGGTCAGATTAGCGTCTTTCAGATCAGCGTAGGTAAGATTAGCTTCTTCCAGATTAGCGCCTTCCAGATTAGCGCCTTTCAGATTAGCTTCTTCCAGATTAGCGCCTTTCAGATTAGCGTCTTTCAGATTAGCATAGGCTAGACTAGCCCCTTCCAGATCAGCTTCTTCCAGATTAAGGCCTTCCAGATTAACGCCTTCCAGATTAGCGTCTTCCAGATTAGCGCCTTCCAGATTAGCGCCTTTCAGATTAGCTTCTTCCAGATTAGCGCCTTTCAGATTAGCACATTTCAGATTAGCTTCTTCCAGATTAGCATAGGTAAGATTAGCGCCTTTCAGATTAGCTTCTTCCAGATTAGCGCCTTTCAGATTAGCTCGGGAGCCTTCTTCTCCATCGGTATCCAACCACAAAGAATGCTGCTCAATAATTTGATTAATGTCCATATCCGTATCTATACTCCCATGTTAAGGTAATGATCCACGCCTATTCGGTGATTATTTTTCATTTTCCCACCCGATCCATCTCCAATATATACACCAGCTTGATACAATCTCGCTGGAATGCATCTTGCACCATTTCCGCAGGGGCATCCTTATTTATACTGCTATGCTGTGCTACTCGATCTTGTGCTCCACGTAATATAGATAGAGTATTACTATTTGCCGGTGCGGTATCCGCAAGCGCCTGTGCTAGTGCCTCAAGTGATCCTTGGGGACTGTAACCCTCACTAATTGTTTGATGCACAACTGCCGCACCATCCCCATAAGCCTTGCATATATTGCTAGATGATGCATGCACCTCTTTAGGTTGCATGTATAAGATTAAGGAAGCCACACCCACCAACAAGAGCACAGCCCAATCATTATCCTTCATTTTACCCTCCAAAAAATATTAGTAGGACATTAACCCACAAAGCCACCACTAGGCTAAGCAGGCAAATTTCCGTTGCCCATGTAACCATGTCCTTCTTGTTCCAATCATCCTTCATTTTTTACCCACCACTCTAACCATTAACATAACTAAACCTCCTAGGATTACGTTTAGGAGGGTTCCGGACGCGGGCACAGTGTTACCCCTACCCTCAGTAATTAAACCGCAGGAAGGGCCGATATAATCGATTCCTGAGCCATTCCTTGGTAAGTACTTATACAGATTATCATTGTGAGGGCTATATAAACCGTTATCGCTTACCGGTATGCCGTCCTTACAGTCCTCACATACCGGCCCATTGTATTCTAGTGTTGGGTATACATCGCAAGACTCGACACCTATCACCTTCGGCCATGCCTGCCGATCTGTTAAAGGTGTGACTGGTACTGGTTGAAAGTCACCATACACCATCCACCCGACAGATATAGCGCCTACTATTGGGAGTACCTTAGATACCCTATAGCACTTTGATCGGATACCCATTTAAATACACCCGATCCCAGATGCTTCTCTTTTCTTAAGCACCGATTTCGCCTTCCCCAAACTCTTCTTACTACCGAATGACCGTACAGCGTGCACCATCCAGTAGTAATAAACATCATACCCGGACTTAGTACTGACTATATACCCCGCGCTGTTATTCCATATTGTATTATCCATAACCACCTCCTTAATAATTACAATCGCAGCCACTAGTTATAATGGCTGCTATCTAATTACTTATCCTGGACACCACTCCAGGCATTAGGTTTCGACTACCACTAAACTTTTATCGTATAGCATCCCACCTAATGAGTAGATTCCGCTTGCGAGTAGAGCATCCTATCTCGTGCTGCCTATTGCTAGGCTTCTCCCTCATTTATCACGCCCGAGGAAACCATCTCACTTTGGTTTTGTCCTAGATTACCCGCTAGGTTTCAGGCCGGGGCTGGTAAGTGTGTATCTCCAGCTGATAGTTGTATATTACTCTAGTCTTTAATGCTTGTCAAGGTATCCTTTCAATCTTTTCCCTGATTCAACCTCCTAAACTACTATCATCTAGCAGCCTACTTATCTGACCAAATGGTCTAGGATGTTTTCGGCACTGGTAGGTAATCGCCAATTACCCTTTACTAAACCCTACCTCGCAGCTCTTTCGTCTCGCGGTAACCAGTTGCTATATGATGGTTTCTATATTAATCTACCCTTATATCCTTGTCAACCCCTTTCTATAACTCTGCATCAATTAGTTCAGCAATCCTCCCGTCATCCTGTAACTAATTCCATTACTTGTTCTTTTAACTCTTCAATATTATCTTTAGTATACTTTATTTCGGATTCTAACCAATTGAGTCTTTCCATAAGGTTTAGGTATTCCGGAATATCCGCTTTATTATAACTATCACAATAGTCATTATATCCAAGAATGTATGCAGTTTCATCAAGTTTCTTTAAGATGATAGCGGGATCAAATACCGATCCGCAAATAGATACTGTTGTTCCATATGCATCATTAATGACTTCGTCATATGCCTCATAAGATATATATTCAGATATTTCGAATGAATCCATTTCCTCTTGGACAATATCTCTTTCGGATTGTAATTTAACTAAATTTTGTTGCGCTTCGGCCAAAGATTCATTTAATTCATCTAAGTTTAATTCTCTCATTTTATTTACCTCTATTTGTTAATTGATGGTTCCATTATACATATATAATTCAGGATGTCAAGTTTTTATTTACTTCTGACAATTTATCTAAATGTTTAACTGCTGCACTAAACTGTTTACCTAGTACCTCCTCCCGAAACTCATAAGGAAATACAGCATTGATTGTCTTCCTAGTACAGCGATAGTTATCTATCTCACTGTACAGTATTACTTCAAGGCCATGCACTCCTGGAGTAATCACCCCTACTTCATTTCGGTACAACGCTAATCTATCTCCTGAGCTGTTAACCATTATAATTTCCTTCACGTTAATCTATTCAAGATCAACTAGGATTCGATCCTAGGCACTATCTAGTATTAACCCATACTACCCTATACCCTACACTATAATAGTTCCTAGGATCGAATCCTATCGCTTCTATTTTCCTTCAGTTAGCATCTAGGTAGGCTACTACCTCTTCGCTATAGATTTGTAAGGCTACTGTAAATTCTACCTCACTGCATCTACCTTTACTAAACTCATCCCACCCTTTCGCATCACACTCATGTGACCACATGAGGTACTCGTGCATTGCCTGAGTTACATTGCTAAAATCTGCTTTCATGCTGCACCTCGCAAGTTATCCATATCATACATCAACACACAGTAGGGAACCCGTATGCTGCCGTCGAAATATTTCTCTTCGTGTACTTCAAGCCAATGTACCTGCCTTCCTTTTTCTCTCAGTTCCCTGATTAACTCCTTATCCAGTTCATACATGACCCATACCGGATCAAGATCGATGAACTTCTCTCCATACCTGTTCGCCATCTGTGTTGCTATATGGCTGGCCGCCTTATCAGGATGACCCCTCTTTTTCAGTGTGACGTATAGACTCATTTCAATTTATCCTGTTGGTTAATTTATGAGACAAGTATAACCTACTGGTCAGCTCTTGTCAATGGGTATACTGTTTTGCCAGAAACTCTTCCGTTTTAATCCCCATGATCTCTTTGATGCGCGGCTTACAGGCTGGTGCTTTACCGTGCCACATTGCAGATACACAGTAGTTCCCAATCAACATAGTTACTTTATCAGGTGTACCAAGTCCGCCCGCTTACCATTCGGCGGTCTGGTCGTATAATTCCCCCGCTAAAGGCATGAGCTTATCATCAAGCCCGGCAACTGTTGTTTCAACTCGCATATCCTCAAAAATTATAATGATCTTTTGTGTTTTCTTAATCATTTTTTACTCCTATCTTAAACAGAAATCTAACATCATAACCTTTACGCCATCGGCTACTAAATTTACCCATAGTCTTGCCTGATACTACTTCCCATACCTCATTATCTTTACTTGCCACGCCTACTTTCAGGTGAGGAGAATCCGCCTGGAGCCTAGTCGCATCTCTTACTGCATCATCATAAGTCATTTTTTATTTCCTTAAGTGTTTCGTTTACTACTGTGATAACTATATCAAGTTGTTAGTACGATGTCAAGCTTTATTTCCTACTTTTTAAGATACCCTCGATCCGCTCTCTAATCCATCTCGCAATGACCCAGATCATAATACCTCCTCATCTTTTAGGTTTATGTCCATAGATTTATCAAGTGTTATTTAAACTTCTTCATCGTATCTATAAAGTAGATTTCTCCCACTTTATTTACCAGCCTATCAATCTCCTTCTGCGCCCGCTTAACTATCCTTGACAAGTCCTTAGCTCCACTTGTCCAGCTCACTAGACCATACCCTGTATGGTGGCTGACTGTAACCATCCTAGCGTCAGTGGTGTCCCGGTGAAGATAAACCTCGAAGCACTCGCCACCAACCATTATATTCACCACTTCCGCATCTACTTCAAGCACTGCACCACCTTCCGTTTTTACCTTAGACTTAACCATAACTCCTCCTTTCTGTTGTGTTTCATTAGTTGATGTTTTGTATTCTATACCTTTATTATCGGCTTATCAACTGTTTTCTTTAACTTCTTTTGCTTCATTATGTGATGCAGCTCCTTAGCTAGTAGCCATTGACTTCCTGCTGTTTTAGCTTCGCTAGCTGATTTGTACCCATACCTTCCTGAGCTTACACCAGATGTCACACCATCTCTACAATGAACTACCTTGTACACCCATTTATTCCGCAATCTATTACTATCCCGTTCATGCACTACCTTATACTTAACTCCACCTATATCTAACGACGTTCTCACTCTACCATCATTTACCAGCTTCAGCTTATTGTATTCTATTACCGCTTGGCAGTACGCATTGTATGCCGACTCTTCTGTTGTGTGTGTGCCTAGGTGTACCCTGTTGCTACTAATGAAGAATCCCGCAGTGTATTTACCAGGTGTTTTTGATTTAGTTACTCCATAATAGCTAGAGCAATCACTACTAGCTACCCCACTGTTCAAGACATTCTCACGTCTTGTAACTGATCTAAGATTCTCCAGTTTATTATTGTATCTATCCATATCAATATGATCTATCTCTTTACCTGGTGGTATACCCCCATGCACCATAACCCATATTACCCTATGCTCTAAGTAGTTCACTCCATCAATAGTAATGAACCTGTACCTGCCTTTAACTCCTCCTGCTCTTAGACCCATTTTCCTGTTTCTTCTGGGTACTCTCCAATATAACTCGCCTGTTAATGGGTCGTACCTAAGTTCTCTATTCAACTCATCACTACTAGGCATGGAGTTACTAGATTTTCTGCTCATTTACTTCTCCGCTTAGTTACAGAATAAATAATATAGCTACCTCTCCTAAGTATGTAACTTCAATAAGGTAAACACATTAAATATAAGTGTACTACCCATCAGTGTTTTAGTCAAGTCTTTAAGGTAAGCATAATATAGTTACATTAGTAGATATATATCTAACGACAGCAGGAAAGGAACCGTTCGAACCGGAAGAACAGAAACCGATGAATAACGATGAGTGATGATCAATAACGTTAGGTATATCAATCTACGCAATTCCACGATCAATAGTAAGAGAGAGAGCAGAGAGAAGATTTAATCTCACCAAAAAAGATGCCTCCCTCGTAATAATGGAAGTCCACCAAAGAAGATGCCTAAAGCCCACCAAAAAAGCTCCGCTCCCCGTACAAAGTCAAGTCTCATAATAATAAGAAGTGATACCAAGGAGTAATAAGGAGTAATAATAGAGTGAAGAGCTCCTGCTACATGATAGGAGTTGATCAGATCGATAAAGACAACAATCCTGACAACATAGATGAGGGGCATAGGGGGAAAGGAGCGCAGGGCGGGCGGGGAAGCCCCTCGGAATTATACATCATTTTGGATCGCAAAGAATTGAGTAGCTGCGGAAGAGCTACAGAAGAGCTACAGACTACTGATGGAGGGCTACAGAAGGGCTACAGCTCCAGCAGGAAGCCATAGCCTGCCGTAGGCAGGTCTGCTGAAAGCAGATAGAATCGCTATAGAAGGGGTTTTACTGCTTGGGGTAGTAAAGGTACTACTGAAGGAAGAAAGCCCCTAGAATCGAATCCTAGAGGCTTTAAGGGTGTTGCTTAGAGGAATACTAGAGAAATACTAGAGGAACACTCCTGTCAAGGATGCGCTGGCTGCTTCAACGTCATTCACCAGCTTATTAATATCGCTGGCAGCATATGGCCCCGGTTTGTCCTTGTTACGGGCATCCCCCTGGTTGAAATGGTTAGCAGATAAAAGGCACTTACGAAGTGCTCTAGTTAAATAAGACATGGTTGAGTTAACGGGGGAGGGTGATGCTTTGATTACAGGGTCAAAGTCATCACCCCAAGAACTGCCTACAGACTGGATAGTATTCATATTTACATCAACAAACACAGGCTGCGTTGATTTAATGAAGTGGAATGTAGAGACTACGTTAGGTGCTGTCTCTAGTTGTAGCTTCCCGTCTACTACCTCTTGAATCTGATCAGATGTGAATGCTCCTGCAACTATAGATAAGAAATTAATCCCACCACCTAGTCGAAGAGGCTTATCAAGAGCAACTACATCCCCAATGGTAAGGTCAACTAGTGATGTTGGACTGCCTAAATTTCTATTACCAGACTTATATATCGTCCTCCCTGGCATGGCCCAGGTTATATACCCTGTAGATACATTACTCCTGTTTATATGGAGACCCAGTATAAATTCGTTAGGAGTACCTATTGTAGTCGAGGCTACCCCGGCCGCAACACCGGGAACACCACTTGGTGGGGTTACTACTAAGTTACCAGAAGTACTAATAACTGCTTCTACGTCTACGCCTCCATTCCATGCTATAAGCCCTTGATCATCTCCTGTAGTGTGCCCCTCTATCCGGCCACCTAGCAATATAGTTACCTCCGATGTACTCGGTAACGTGTAAAGCGGAGTTTTGAAGTAATTACCAGAGTTGGTTGTTCCCATTAATATCATTGTTACCTCCTATATACCCCTACCTTTCCTCCATTAAAGGCAAGGGGTGTTGTTCTGAACTGGATTAAGCCTTAAGAAGCGTTGACCGCTGTAATGGCGCTAGTCACCTTGGTTATCTGAGCATCCATCTGAGCCGGGGTGAATCTACCCGGTTTATCCTTATCCTTAGCTGACCCATCATTGAACTGGCGGAGCATGGTTTCAAGGATGAATACCTCTTTATAAAGAGTCACCAGTTCGGTATTGGTGGCGGTACCTGAAGCGATAGTCATTTACTTTCTCCTGTTAGAGTTTCTTTACACTGGTTATAAGTCACTGCCAGCTCAGTGTATTGCACTACTAAATCGATATATTCATCAACAATACCCCTGGAAGGCTCTAGGATCGCTTTAGGCGTCTCTAAGCAGGCTTGCGGTACTGTCACCTTACCTAAACTGTTTATTGGCTTCTTTGGTGATCCTGCGCAGCCTGTCAAGGCACTCACCGTCACAAGCAGAACTATCCCCAATAGGGTTAGCTCCAGTGCCATCCGCCAATCGTCTTTCCTCATTAATTGCTCCTTGAAGTGATGAGAGCTTAGAATCCAGTTCCTCCCTGTTCTTCTTGTTAACCTTCCCGAGATTCTCTACCGCATCTTTGTAAACGTTAAGTTGAGACTCTAAAGATTGGGAATGCTCTTGTAACTCACTACGATTCGATTCTAGGGCCTCTATATCACTCTTGAGTACCTTTATATACCCAACAGTGAGAAACACGCTTAAAACGCATCCTAGCGCCCCGAGTATATACCACTTAATTTTGCTTCCAGTGAGTACAACCCGCACTAAATTTAGCAGCATTCCTTAGACTCCTATTGTAGACCCCTTTATTAAACTCACCATTAACCAGTCTCCATCGAGGGAATTGGTCTACAGCTCCTTTACAATCACCTGAGTTAATTTTCTTCAGGAGGGTAGAGGTCTTAAACTTACCTTCTCCATACTGGTGAACGAAGTCATGAAGGGCATCGTACTGTTCCTGAGTTAGTTCCACCTTGATATACTTCTTCAAGACTCTATCAGCATCATCAGTATGCCTCTCGAGTAGCTCATTACACTGCTCTATAGTAGCGGTTTTTAATCCGGTACCTGTACTACCGTAGCAGATAGTCGCTACTCCGGCTTGATCATAATATTGATTGGTACGTAATCCCTCATTCTGCTTGATGGTATCTAATCCCATAGGCGACAGTGACAACACTGCTACCATAGACAGGATGCCTGTTCCAGCTATCATTTTTGGTCGATTGATCATTTGTTACTCCTTATGAATAACAACACTCGGTGACTTCTCCTTCAATTCCAATTCCTTGGCTCTGTAATACCAGTTAAGGAAGAAAGTTCCCACCCCAACCAGTATACCTACTATAATCCCCCAGTCCTGTAAAGTCATACTGCCTACTACCGCTGCGATACCCCCTAGGTAGGCATTGATACTTGAATGCTTCTCCATAATTCCCTCATTAGTTGACTAATCTTAATTTAGATAGAGTTCCCCTACCCCTAGGTTTATTGGTATTCTTATACCCCATAGGATTCTCTAAATACTCCCTTATTGCCGCTTGTTTTCTAGCCTCTGCTACTGCATCCTCTTCTATATCCAGATCGAACTTAAGCTCCCTTACCACCATGCTCAGAGCTTCCAAATTATCGTCATGGTTGAGTGATCCTCTATCGGTAGTGATTGAGCTTAACTGGTACCATAGACTATACTCTGTCCTCTTATCGGATGAGTGTTGTTTCAGGTAATTCCTGTCAGAATCAAATACTTGCTGGTGAACTATTACTCTATGCCTCTGCATAGGTGATACCAGGCTCTCTATAATACGCTTCTCTTTCTGACCGGTAGCGTACCTACCCTCTACACATCCTGCTAGATGAGATACTCTGTCATCAGCCTGTAGTACCGCTCTTAGGTTGATCTCGAATAAACCATGCCCCATGTTACTTTCTACTACTATACGAGTAACCTTATTCCGGATCATGATTTGCTTAAGCTCTTCCTCATTCTTATCGTTGTACCCCCCCATCAGTCCACCAGCATCTAGGATATGGATATAAGGTCCCACAGAGGTTCCTACAGCAAATCCTAAAGCGTCAGCGCCTTTCATCGCGGGATCGATACACATTACTATCTCTGTAGGTTTAACCATCGCACACTGTAGATTAGAAGCGTAGTACATAGTGGCTAAAGGTACAGGGAAGTCACTCCCTAGAGGAACTTGATTAGCAGGGCTGCTCTGGTACTGAACCACTTCCGGTAATACATCACATCCAAAGTTGGCCACCACTAGATCGCTTAACTTGAGCTGCATCCGTATCTCATCACTAAGAGTACTATCCAACATGAACTGTAACTGGAATTTCTCTGGCCCTTGATCGACGTAGGTTTCGATGAGCTTCTGCTCAGACAGCATAACTGGATCAGTAGGTTTACCTTGGGTACCTGTTAACCCATATCCCTTACGGTTATCAGGGGTAAGCATCATTTGCTGGACATAAGGGGCTACCCTACCCATATACCGCTCTTCCTCTTCTAAGGTAGGTACCCTGGAAGGCCAGATACGAATATCTACACCACGATTAGGAAGTGTGTTATAAACCGAATCTTTTGATTGAGGAGTACCTATGTACATGATATCCCCATCCCTACAGATAGATGTGAACTCTTGGGTAGCCGCCTTAATAGAATCCCGCTTACCCGCTGTATCAGAGTTAGCCTCCGATTCGATATCATCACTACATAAGAAGTCAGCACGATTACCGGTGATACCACCAGTGATACTACCTATGGACATAGAGGGGGACTTATTCACGCCCTTTAGAGCGTAATGAATATCAAAGGCTGCGGTGGATACCCTATCCCCAGCATTCCTATCTGGCCGCATGTACTCAAGTATGTCCCACTGAAGGAGAAGCTGCTTCATACCGGTAGCTACCTGCATTGATAAGGATTCCTTACTGGTAACCACGAATATGATTGTGGAGGGTCTCTGTATTAACCGCCATATGCAGTAGATATATGCTAAAGTACTCTTAGCCTCACCCCGGCCTGCCATTATCATTCGGAACTTAGGACCATTCGCCATATACTCAGATATATCCAACTGCATTGGTGATATGTCAAATCCCATAAACTTAATAGCATCAGTGGCGAACAGTTTGAAGTCACTGTAGTACTCCGCTATTAAATCAGCGTGTTTAAATCTTGTTTGTAAATCCATCCTAGACCCTCTTTAGTAATAATACCTCCAAGAAGCTCTAGGATGCGATTCTAGAGCTTTTCTCTCAGTTTAGCTAGGTTACCCTCAGCTAAGTCCACTACGTTGCTCCCTACGCTTCTACGTGCCTTCTGTGATTCCCTTAATCGATCACGTAGCTCGTTCAGGTCATCTGCATCTTTAGGATCAGATGTGATGTTGTTATGTTTCAGCAACGCAATGGCTGCATTCATAGTAGCTGCATCCGTAGGGAGGAAGCCAGCCTCACTTTCTAAATCCTCCTTAAACCGTGTGGTAAGAGACTTAATTAAAAGTTTCTTTAACAGGTGTAGGTCATCTATCTCACTCATTTAACCTCCCAGTACTTTTAACCGTTCATTCAAATCATCCACCTCTTCCATCAATTCCTGAATCCCCTTCACCAGTAATGGTACTAACCGGGAGTAGTCTACTTGCTGATAAACTGGGTTACCACCTTCGTCTACCTTATCTTTACTCCCCGTAACTACATGAGGTAGAACATCCTGTAGCTCATGAGCGAAGAATCCCGTGTCAGGAGAACCGTCACTTTTCCATTTGTAGTTGTAGGGCCTTAGAGCACCTATCTGTACTAATGCATCCTCTAAGATCTCCGCATCTTCCTTGAGTCGATGATCTGAGGTAGTGTTGAACGCTACTGAAGAGGAGGATGCAACAGTTATCGATCCTGATAATACCCCATTATACTGTAGTTCTAATAACCCTGTACCCGCAGTGGTGCCATTAGTATCGACACGAATCAGACCAGTAGACCCACCACCACCTGGGCTATATTTATATACCCGGACACCTGAGTTAGATGCGAAATTAAACGAGGTTAATTGATTAGTGGCTGATATATCTAGAGTATTAACCACACTTCCGTTGGTATTGGTTAGGCTGAAGTCTCCATTGGCTCCTGATGCCCTGATTATCCTAGCATCGTAATCAGTACCATTGCGGCTATGGAAATCTATATATGAGGTGCGATCCCCAGAGCCATTATAATTAAGCTCTATGTTGGCAGGAGAGGCTACCATCACATCGCTACTACTTGGAGTAGACCCGCCGCTGTATACACCGGGGCCTGTAGTGATCGTAGTAGGAGATAATCCACTCACAATGGCTATTTTACCAACTTCAGGAGAACCCCCACTCTGTACATTCCCGGGCTCCCCTTTATCTCCTCTTGGAATAGTAAGGGCTAACACTTGAGACCCAGCAGAGCCGGATATATTGGCGGATGCACTTGATCCGGGGGAACCTGTAGTTACGGTGCCCATGGTCAGTCTGGAAGCATTAGCCGCATCGATCACAGCTTGTTCAGCATCATCCTTAAAGTCTTCCGCAGCATTTCTGAACCCTTGCGCTTCATTCCTATAGGTGAGGGCGGTGTTACGATAGCTTAAAGCGTCACTGGCTGAAATGGAAGCGTTACCCGCCTGAGTGGTGGCAGTTCCTGCTTGAGTGGTAGCGGTAGTAGCTGACGACTGGGCAGTATTCTTAAAGCCCTCTGCTTCATTACGATAAGCTAATGCTTGATTACGGTATCCTTCAGCTTCATCTCTGGCTACACCTGCACCAAGTACGTCAGCCCGGTATTGCCCTAGGGATACTGCCTGATTATCCAGGGTTGCTGTACCTAAGTTATTTATCTGGAAACCGTGCATATCAATATCCGAGTAGAAATCACCAGAGAGGTTAGTCTCCTTCGCTTCCTGTACGATATGCAATACCTGCCGCAAGTCCTCATCCAGAGTCTTAGCAGTGAATGCTGCTCCTGCTGAGAAGATATGCCTTAAATCGGATGCGTCGGTCAATCGTGCTATGAGCACAGTTATCCCATTAGGTACCTTGGGGGTAAACTTGATCTGATTGGTATCCCCTACCCATGCCCATGTACTATTTGGTACTGAGTCGAAGTAAACACTTATTTCTGATCTATCAAGATAGTTGAATGAGACGGAGACGAACTCCAAATTCCCATCGCTAACTATCGTCATGTTGCTTAATGCCATATAATACCTCCAGAAGCCTCTAGGAATTGATTCTAGAGGGTTTAATGGTTAGTTAAGAGGTTAGTGTACACCAAGGCACAATAACCTCTAGAATCGCGATATAATCAATCTTCTGATTCTCTCACACGTTTAGCTACTCCAGACATGAAAGGCAGGGCTGATATAAGTGGGATCATTTGCATTAGAGTACCTCCAGTCTTAGATACATCTCCTGACATGGCTTCAGGTATTGATCTAGCTAGGTTGCTTGCTCTGTTCAGTGGGATACCTACTGAGGAAAAGAATGAACCTGATCCACCTGTAGCTATCCCTGCTATCTCGGTCAATAGACCCAGAGTCCCTAAATAGCTTACTGCATCCATGATAAGATCATCATGAGACTTCTTCTCGCCAGCCATAGCTGCTCTTGCCGATACTGCCATATAAGTCAAGGGCATTTGATACAGAAGCATCATGCCTACTGCACTCGCTCCGTCCCTTTTCAGAGAGCCAGCCAGTAACTTGTTATGGGCGGTCATTACAAAGTCTTTATACATCATCAGAGTTTTGCCTACAGGAGAGAATAATATCCATGATGGTTTATCCCCCATCCTCCCCCTAAGCACTGCTTCATCCATCAGTTTAGAGAAAACAGTGTTAGCTTTAATCCAATTAGCATCCGACCACTTATCCACCTGCATACCATGCTTCTTGACTTCTTCCCTAATACCTGCCATAATCTCATCCGTCATCCCGTACTTCGATAACTGAGTAAGAGATTTGGAGTTACCCTTCACCGCTGACTCCACTAGCTCCTGCATGAGATTTCCTGCAATCCTAGCTTGATGCTTATGGATATACTTCATGCCATTAAACAGCGGCAGGTTATGGTTAGCCGCTTGAGCAGCCAGCTGGAAGCCGGAGGTGGTACTCATAGCAAAACCATCTTCGAACTTAGCTAGATACGGACGCATACGGATACTCTGTGAACTCTGATCCGATAAGACTCTAGCTAGTGTACCAGCGTCTGTAGTGTTGGGGCGTAGTAGTTTCCTTATACCCGGTATCTCCTGTATAGCGTACTTAATGGTATTAGCTAACCCAAACTTAACCGCTGCTGTGCTATACTCTGTTAACTGCCATAGACCAGAGCCACCTAGAGTTATCAACCTGTTGTAGCTATTCAACCCTCTAAGCATCTCTGGAACATTACCACCTGCTGGTAGTCCCTTTAAACTCTTGATAGTTTCATCAAATAGTTCAGCAGCAGTCTCCCTCTTCTTGGGATCAGCTATGCTGTGCAGTAACTCAGTCCGCATCTTCAGTATAGCATTCTGATCTTTAATCCCAGCCGATGCAAATCCAATATCAGTGCTTACATGCTGTAAGTAGTTATCCACATTAGTGGTAATTCGTGTATCTACTAAGTCCATGTAAGTTACTTTCTTATCTCCTAGAGTGATAGCCACATCAGCATCGAGATCAATTCTATTCTTCAGGAAAGAAGACTTACCTGTCTCCCCCACTGATCCGGCCAATGCCTCTAAAGCTTCGTCTATCTTGTCTTTAGGTACACCTGCTGACTTCATAGCATCCCGCATACTCTCAGCCCAGCCTGCCCCGTACAGTCCCTCATTGCTGAGTACATCTTCGAAGTAGCCTTTCTTCAAAGTACGGTCAATGATTGATCTACCTGTACGTAATGCTATCTTGGCACCTATCTGAGGATTGACTTTCAGCATAGCAGCAGCAATTACTTTACTAAGACTCTTTATAGCCTTACGTTCAGTAGCACCACCTTTGATGAGATCATCTATCTTAGCCTGTATCTTAGTGCTATCCCATACTCTACGGATATAGCCTGGATTCTTAACTATCTGCTCAGTCCATACTACACCCACCGCTTTACTCAGTTCCAACGCCTTGGAATGAAGCGCCGCTAAGGAATCCGCTATCTCGCTTATCTTTTTAGAGATGTTAGGGTTAGTGAAGTCTGTAACACCCTGGCGGGCTAGTGATTCCCGTCTAGCCATTTCTCTGGCTACCTCCTCCTCTATCTCCCGCTGTACTGCCATAGCGTTACGGGATTTAAAGGGGTTAATCATTGTGCCTGTTCCTATACCACGCTCAGCCATAGCCTCACGCATGGTATCTTCAAACTTAATCTGATAAGAAGTCAAAGTGCTCTTAGCTGCTTCCCTGTAACTCTCTACCGAGTTTATACCTAGGTTCGAGTTGTTATCGAATATAGTATCCGCTACTCGTTTACCTACATCTCCGAACCCGCTCATTTCTTTATGGATATTTAAGGATATAGCCTCCCCCGCCTGCTTGGCCCATCCATCAGGGGGTGCAGATGGAACTACAGCCTCGTTTACCACTTTATTAGATATGTCATCAGGCGCTTTCTTGGTTATCAGGGTAGCACTTGGGCCAGTCCCTTTCACCTTACCGAAGGCTGCACCTAATCCGGAGTTAATCAGTACCCTCCTCAATAACTCCTCATCTGACACCACTCCCTCTACTGCATGACCTATCCCAGCAGTAACCCCGCCCATAGTAACCGCTGACGCTACCCTACCTATCCTTAAACCGGCTGGTAGTACCAGGTAAGCAGGATCAAGAAAGGATGTCAACAACGCAACATTAGGGTTCTCTCCTGCTATGCTGCGTGCCCTCTGCTGATCCTTAACATAACCGATAGCATAATCCAGTGACTCTTTACTATCTGCCATAGATAGAATATAATCCCGTTCATCTGAATTTAGTACTACTCCTGCATTCTCCAAGTACTCAGTGACATTCTCTATTGGGGTGATTCCCCCAAAGGTAGGTCTCTGGAACCTGTTTATTAACCTCGTCGTATCCCATGACGCAACGGCGGCTCCTATGCTATCCCATGCGGTAGTGTCTTCTTTATCCTGTTCGGCTATGCCTCTAGCTCTATTCTGAATTGACTGTGAGGTGTTTAAAGTCTCATCTGTAACTCTAGCTGATGGAGTAGGGCCTGGGTCTACTCCTCCCACCCCCACCTGTTCATTAGGGGAGGGTAACTCTGGAACGTCTACCCGTGGCTTACCAGTCACATAAATAGTAGGCCGTTTACTTTGGTCTAATGATTCCATTACTCCTCCTCTTGATATGCCTCTCAAACCGACTAGGATGCGATTCTAGCCATCTTAGTAGCATAGTAGTACTAAGTACCCATCCGCTTAATAAAACATGCTAGAACTGCATCCTCGTAAGTTTAACGCTTTAATGCTTCGCTCACTAATGCTGCATTAGCTGGGTAGTTCCTTCAACGCCCGCATCGCTTCTCTACTATCCCCGGATTGAATAGCAGCCAGTACTTTATGGTGGTTCTCCCCCATCCCCTTCTTGACCCATGCGCCGTGGCCTGATTGGTAGTTAACCTCAGCCACAAATAACAGGCCCGATTCATTCAGGTTATATCTCTGAGCTATAGGTAGAGCATATTTCATCTTCTCATCTGATTCAGCTATTAAACCTTGCTGAATCTCCTCCGGAGTCATGGGGACATCCTTGAAATGCTTAGACTTATGCAAGAAACCCACTCCGTTAGTCTTGTTACCTAACGAATCCTCGTAAGGAGAACTCCGTACACCTTCACTGTTGATGAGATTCTTCCTGAACTTGAACATGGTTTTCTCAGGTACACCTACACCATTTTCTCCATTGATCCTAATCGATCCACCTTCCTTGATAGGGTATGCTTTACCTGCCCCATACACCTCATCATTAGATTGCCTGATCCGCTCATCCGCTTTACGGATGCCTGCTCTAACTTCTATGGGAGATATGACGAACTCTACTCCTACTGAAGTACCATCAGGCTTAAACTCCATAGCCATGACATTAGACCCATTATGCCACACATGGAACTTATTATCGGGCGACTTAGTAGAGAACATCTCCTGCATAGCAGCCCCTATCTTGTCTCTAGCATCAGGGCCAACTCCGTATAGTTTCTGTATATCCGCATCTGGAGGGATAACATACAGCATGTTACTACCACGCACTGTTCTACGCAGGGTATCAGCTTTGGCAGCGTTAATTGCAGCGGATGCTGGAAGGTAGGGTTTCTCTTGAAGTATCCTATCAGCAGCCTGAATTACATCCCGGTTGATATTGTACTGTATGTACTGAGTAGCTTCTGAGTCTCCCCAGAATTGATCCATACTAGACTCAGCTCTCAACCCTTGATCTACAGCAGCATTAGTACCCGGGATAATACTCTTCAGTTCCCCCCATGCTGACTCAAGCCAATTACGTGGTGTTAAATCAGAGTTAACCTGATCCCTGACTTCCTTCCTCTTAGATTGTGCCAACCCAGCCCTCTTACTAGGGGAGAAGGCTTTATTCTCGTTAAATGCCTTATTAGCGTTGAACTGTGCTCTCCCTAGGGATTCCCCTTGATTCATCCTCTCAGCTATGTCGGCCATATATGCAGCATTGTCTGGGGACAGTCCCGCAAGCATAGAAGTCAGCTTAACTTGTTGGTTCCCTCTAGCTGCTTGGTACACCCCCTCATTGTAGATACGGAATACCTCTCTATCCGTCTCATTCACTTCCCCCCGCTCATCCCCTTCTGCTTCAGAAGCC